CCGCCGCTCCGATATGTATTTTTGTTCCCGCGCAATTGAGAATAAGACCAACAATAGCTTGAGGTCAGCGTCGACCTCGCGGTACCGTTCCACTCTGATGTCGCCCCGGCGTGTCGAGTTGGCAAGCATAGTGCAGCGAATGACACGATAAAACGCCTGCTTTATTTCTTGACACAGAGAAAACTTCTCAGCCTTGGGGAACTTCTGCAGGGTCGGGTAGACCTCTTTGTTGAGTAGCACCTCCGTCTTTTTCTGGAGGATTAAGGGTTCCACTGGGGCACCTCGCTCTCCTGACGCGGTCTAGCACGTCGTAGTCGCCGTAGTAATCGAAGCCGTACTCCGTGACCTTGATGTAGGCAAAATCGTCGTCACTCCCGGCCAGAGCGCCGCCCAGCACCAGGTCGCTATCCAGTAGGGCATCGCACACATCGCAGATGGGCTTGACTTCGGCAAAAAGGTTGGCAATGATGCAGCTGAGCTCCTTGCGTGTGCAGGCTACTTTGACCGGCTCTAGGTTGCCCTGCATGGCCGCGCCCCCTTTCGGCGTAGTGCGACAAATTATAACACGACCCGGGGTAACCCGGGCCGCTTTGTTATAAAATCACGAATGGGGTTATTAGATGAACACCCTGCCGTTGGCGAACTGCCCGGATTCAAGGATGACGGAGTCCGGGGTGTCAAAGACATCCACGATTACGCTACCCATGCCCTCTGCGTCAATTAGACCATTGACCGCAAGCTGGAACGTAAGGTGTGCCAGGTCCTCGATAATTTGCAGCAGACTGACCCCACCGCCGCCGGCCAAAAAGTCGTTGACCGTTGCGAGCCACTCGTCCGACACAAAGCGGCGAGTGGTGCTCTCGTCAATCATCGCTGCCGGGTGGGTGGATGGGTGAGGATTGTTTAGTGCACCGGGTTCTATGCCGAGCAGTTTTAGATACATTGCGGGCGTCATAAGACCCGCCTGAGTAGCCCCAACCGGGGGCTTGTCTGCGTCCGAGTGTGCGATCTCGATATTACCTTGCATAGCGGCAATTACCAGCGCCGCTATGTCGGTTGCGATCGTCACCCCGGTATCCCATGAACGGGCAACGTCGCCATCTTCGTAAGCGCGCGTGACGCCGCTGAGGGCATTGCCAATCTTGAGAGTATACAAGATTGTTTCAGCGTTTTCGTCATCGTCACGGATGACCGCGATATTTGGCGCGGGCGGGAACGCCGATATATCCGCAACTGGGATCTGTGTTGCCGTAGCGCTTATAGGCTCGGCCAGCTCACTCGGTGTCGAGTACGGCCAAGGTGGATACATTCGGCTGCTGAGCGGTGTTGACGCCATTTGCTATTCCCCCTCGAATGTAATAGCTTCAATCTCACAGACAAGAAAACGCTCTTTGCCTTGCACCGTGTACTTGACTGAGGCTTTGAGCTCTTCGCCAATGTGGGTCAGCTGGAACTCAAAAACGTCTCCCGGACGTTTGCCGTCTACCAGCAGGTTTTTACAGGACGGCGCTATGCCGCTCGCTCCGCTTGCTCTGCTTTTCATTCCTCTACTCCCTTTCGTTTTTTAGGCCACAACGCCACCGTGGGACTGTATAAAGCCTGTTGTGCTGACTTTTAGATACACATAAGCGTTGTCGTTTGGGATGATTTCAAAGTTATGTATCCGGTCTCTGGGCACCTCGTTCCGATGATCGAATATCCATTCGAGGATGCTGCCCCTCCACCGCCTGCCGGATACAGTCAGACGGTTTACACCGTTCACGCGAATTGTGAAACTCGTGGGGTTGCCGTGACGGGTCATGCCGGGGATTATTGTGTGTTCGTGATTCGGCAACGTTAAGGTGTGGGTATGCGCTATGTTGTGAGTGTGAGCCATACCGTGGCTGTGTGCTGGAATGGTAACACTATGACTATGTGCCGAGAATGTAACGCTATGGGTATGCGCTTGGATAGTTACATTGTGGGTATGTTGAGTTACATTTACCCAGTGGACATGCCACATGTCATGGGTGTGAGCGCCTGGGCCTGCGGTTGAACCAGTTCTGTCTGTTTGAGGCGGGTCTGTGGTACCACCAGCTCCTGCACCACCTATATTCTGTGTGCTGGAAACAGTACCACCGCCGCCTGATGAAGATGTTTGGGATCCCCCGCCACCTGATGAGGACGTTTGGGAAGAGCCACCGCCCGATGAAGTAGTCGATGACGTACTCGGCCCACTGGAGGTTGCGCTACTCGCGCCGCTGGTTTCCGTTCGGGCTCCGCCGCCCTGTGTCGCCCTTACCTGCGCCCGGAACGGCTCGACTTCAACATCAAGCCTAACCCAGTTGATGATTCTAAGTTCGCTGGGGAAGTCCACCCGCAGGCGTAGAGGAATGGCGGGGGCCGCGTTGTCATCCTTGTCGCTTTGGAAGAACTGTGTTGCGCCCTGGGCGTAGGTCATGTTGATGCGCATACGGTTCATCATGTCAGCGAGATTGCCCGCAATATCTCTGGGTCGGTTCGCAAGTTGAAGAACTGAGTTTGGTATTTCGTCATGGTTCCAAAGAATCCCAGTGATGAACGCCCGCTTAAACCCTACGATTTCCACCAGCTTACCAACGGCCGGCTTTTCGTAGTCAGCCTCGCCAAGCAAGGCAAAGTCTACCTCGTATTGCTCAAGCGGTTCTTGCAGCTCATTTAACAGCGCTTGTGAAACCGCCTTAAGGCTATGAGGGTTCTCGTACTCCGGAAGTGTTATAGGTTTGCGTATAAGACCATACTCATCAATATACTTTTGTGGAGACCGTAAGAAAGTCTGGCCGTTGTTGACGCTTGCGATAGTGAGTGTGTTTATACCCTCACCATAGCCCCGCGGGTGGAGTTCGGTCACTATCTTAGTAAAGTCAGCTTCGTGCGTAACGCGAATCATGTTGCGGCCAGCCTCTATGTGCAGATCCGGGATTGCACTAGGGGTCAGTCGCTTCAAGTTCATTCGCCAAGGATAGACATTGGTATCGAACGTCCATATATAAGGCTCCACAAAAACATTTACCACGCTGTTAATCGCAGACGATAGCGTCTCATCTGTCCACCCGTACTCAAACCGGTTATCAAAGTCGCACTCGCCAAGTACCCAATGCTTGGTTGTTTGAAAGCTGAGAATATACTCAAGCACATCACGGGTGTTTTGCGTCAGGCCTCCGCGTTGATGAGTAAACTCCAAAAAATCATCCTTAAGCGTTGCCCAAACATGCTCGGCTCTGTAAACGCGATTACCCTTTTCGGTATATATTCGGCGTGGTTTCATAATTCGATAAAGCTTACCATTGCCATACTGGACAAGGTTGCGTGCCCGGCAGTGCATATTCATGGGGTCATCGTCTGGCAGGGAAAAGTGAAAGAAGTTAATGCTGTTTATCGCTTCGTCTTCCCTAATCTCGGAGGCCTTTCTAAGCGTGGCCAAGGGTTTCCTTTGTCGGTCAAGCACATCGACAAACTTTCGTCCTCTGTGTATCGACATTATAAGAACCTCTCGTTGTAGACAATTTCACCTACAATTTCCCCGCCGGTTGCGGCCTGTATGTCAAGCGATGTCGAATTCCTATCGAGCAAAATCCAGTCGCCGTGATATAGGTGCCGGATATTTTCTTGTCCCAAAAATGCGGTAAAGGCATCGCTGTCAATTCGAATTTCGCCGCCCGGGGGAATCGTCACATATATGTCCGCTACTACAGTGCGAACGAGCCCCATCAAAGCAACACTGAAAAAGAGTGTGTCAATTTCAGCATCTAACGGTATTTCCTTACCAACATGCGCATACGAGCTGAAAATAGTGCAAAGGGTTGCCTCAAGCGGCACTTCTGCACCAAGGTGCATAGAAGAAAGAAAGACGCCTTCAAAATCTGCGTCAAGCGGCACTTCCTTACCGAGATGTGCATTGCTCGCAAAGTTGCTGTAGAAGTCCGCCTGCAAAAGGATAAACGTTACAAAGTCTGCCCTGGAAGAAAAAAGCGTGATAAGTTCTGCGTCAAGCGGCACGATTGAGTCAATGCGTGCTTCGGATCGGAAGACCGCATTGAAATCGGCAGACAGATCTTGCATCACCTGTTCGCCGGCAAGGGCATTGAAAATCGTTGTAAATTCTGCTTCAAGTCCAATAACTCTCTCGCGTTTAGCTCCGACGTTGTATCTCGTTAAGTTATACCTGCTCATGATGCACCGCCTATAAAATCAGTCTAGTCTAGTCCACATTCACCCTTAATCTTCCAGCAAGGAATCTCGGCGTGTAGTTTCTCTGAATAAAGATGTTTGGTATCCACTCAATTTTGTATACCAAATTCCCACCAGATTGAGCATTGTGGATTCCGATGTAGGCCAAATTTCCTTGCGGGCTCGTAGGCCGCGGGAAGCGAATACTGGTCTCATTGCTCATCTGCATATGTCCGCCAACTTGGGACGCAGGTGTCGATAGAGTAACCGGCTGCCGCTCATAACCTCCACCAGAGAGTTCAATACCTCCGGCCTCTGGGTCGCCGGAGTGCAGGGATGCAAATGGGCTGATACCAGAAACGTTTTGACCTCTGAACATGCTGAGCACCTGCGTTTTGAACCACACGCTACCATGCCCTGTCAGCTCAAGTATTAAATCGCCGGTATCCAGCGACGGCGGCATCCCAGCGATTATCTCGAGAGGTACAGAGAGCTGCACACGCCACAACATATTACCGCCATTTTGAGCGTCATATACGCCCGCAAATAGCACACTTTGCGTTGCCGTTGGGGGCGGCAGCCACAAAAGCTCAGCTACATTTTGAATAGCGACCCCTCCTGGGCTAAGAGCTGGCGGGGTGAATGTTACAGGCTGTCTATCGTAACCGGTATAGTTGAGCTCGACTCCGGCGGTGCCCGTTTCTGTCGGGTCGTTATGCAGCAACCCCACATATAGGTTGCTATACCCCGCCGCAGAAGTACCTCTCAGTATGTTTGCCACTCGCTCTTTCAGATGATTAGTTGCTGCTCCGTACATAGCGACCTCCTTAGACTGGTGTTTTTCTTGATAACGCCGTGATTCGTATGGACGATATTGGAAAACTGTTGGGGTTACGCAAAACTATCAGCGTCGGCGACTCAGCGGTACCCATATACTCGACCGGGTTTTCGCCTCTCTGAATGGGCATGATTATTTGTGCGCCGTGTGCAAAGGGCTCACAGACAAACGACAGATAAAACCCGCCGTCTGTTGAGCGTATGTCCTCTCGTGCCATGTCATAGTGCATCTCCAACGCGGCGGGGTCATACAGTTCACCGATATAATGCTTGTCAGGTTCGCAATCAAGCACTATCCGACCTTTTCGAGATAACCAGAATGTAATCTCCCTGATGTCCGCACGACTGAGGTTTTCCAGCTTGTTGTTGAACCAAAAACACTTGATCCGAAGCTCCCGGTCATCAAAAAAGGCAGCACCGTAATCGTGCGTACCGTGCATGAAGGGTATCTTCTTCCGCTTTTCGCGCTTCGGCGGCATGAAAAAGTCATAGGAGCGGGCGTATATCCCCATGTCCTTGCTGTTTTTGCCATTGAAATCAAAAGTAAATGCTTTGGCCATACGCCTACTCCCTTCTGCGACTTTCCATGTCGAACAAGTTACCGAGCTTTCGTGCTACCGTCCTAATGCCTTGGTCATCGTCAACGCCGTTGATTATGGCATCTTTGAGGATGATTTGGATTGGTCGCAGCCCGTATCCACCGGCAGCAACCGGTAGGGAGCTACCGTCTGCCCATTCACTACCGCGCCCAAGGTCGCCGAACACATCGTCCACAGCCTTCTCTGCGTCGCCAATCTTAGCCAGCACCCCACCGACGTAACTTGCGACCGTGTTTTCTCCCATATCCCAAAATGGCTTTGAAGGAGAATTCATCTCAAGCGCGCTTTTGGCTGCGCTTATTGCGGCTTGCGCTACGCTGATGGCTGCATTGATGGCGGCGCTCTTGCCGCTTAAAATACCACCGGCCAGGCTCTCCATACCATTAAGGCCGATGCTGTGCCACTTGTTTTCCCAATCAGCAAATACGTCAATGGCTCGCTGCATAAGGTCGCCTAGTTTTTGTAGTAGCGCCGGTTCACGGTTTTTCACGCCCAACGCTTGACTGTCTGGTATTGCCTCGCCCATTTCCACGTAAACTTTTGCAGGGCTGGCTCTGCCAATGGCGTCATTTGCAGCGTCAATGCCAGCTTCTTGCATATCAACAACAGCGTCTACAAATGTGTCTGTGTTGTCGTACACGCCTACTGCTTGGCTGTTTGGCACAGCCTCGCCAACCTCGTAGAATCTCTCGGTAGCTCGCTCATACGCGGCCTCTGCGGCGTTCTCAACAATCGACTCGGCTGATTCAACAAGCCGTGTGTCCTCGCCTAATTGCGCGGCTACTAGAGCCAGCGCAGCATCCATTACCGCGTATAGCGATGGTACAAGCTCGCCAAATGTGCGTTCTAAGTCTCCCGCCATTTCGGCGGCGTACCCCGGCCCTCGCATAGCCATCTCTTGCAGTTTTTCAAGCACACCGACATCAACGCCTCGCGCCATGCCTTCCTGCATTATGGCGGACACGTTATCGGCCCAGTCGTGTGTGTCTGCGGCATTTTGTGAGAAGATGCTGGCGGATTCGGCGAAGGATTGTGACACTTCGTGATTGAGCAACTGGAAATTGTTTATGACAGTGCTTATTGCGCTGTCAAATAGTTGTTTCACCTCGCCAAGCTCTGTATTGGTTGCGGTAGCTAAATCTGCTAGTCGGCTTTCTATTGTCTGTACGCCATAATCAACCGCATAGGTGAACTCTTCGACGGCCTCGCCGACAACCGTGTAGCTTTCCACAACTATGTCGCGCCAATGCTCTGATTCGCTTGCGTTTCCGGCAATGCTCTCAGTCAGGCTGCCATACGCCGCTTCCAATTCTTTTATAGCTTGGTGATTCTCATTCCTCACCTCTGTTGTATAACGGCCAGTACGAACAGTAACTTCTGCACCCTCTTCTTCCATCCTCGTAATTTGCGCTCGAAGTTCAAGCTGCTGTCGTTCAAGTTCCATCTGTTCACGCAGGAGCTCCATTTGGCGCTCGCGTGCAACTTCCACCCTCATCTGTTCTTCTGTTGCCGCGATTTTTCTCTCAATGGCCTCAGTGGTGAGGTTTAGCAGTCCTGTTTCCTCGTCGAGATACCGCAGCAACTCCGGCATAGCATCGGTCAGCATTCTTGTGTAATTTACAGCTCTCGCGCGCTGTTCCACCGTGTGCCTTTCGGCATCGCCTAGTGCAGTTAAACGCTCCACCAAGTTCCTTGACGTGGCAATTTCGTTTTCCATTGCGCGGACTCTTTGTCCGTGGGCGGCGGCACTGTTTTCTATGGAACTACTTAGAGAATTCGCCGACTGGATAAGCCGTTCGTTTTCTAGCCGCAGCTCCCGGGCGGCCTCGGTTTCACGGTTAAGAGCTCGGCCCAGTGTAATTAGACCGCCGACAAGCAACGCAATCCCGGCAATAACCAGTCCGATCGGGTTGGCTTTCATTGCCAGGTTCAGAGCAATTTGCGCTTTGGTAGCCGCATACTTGGCAAGCGTCATGCCAGCGGTAGCTGCGGTGACGCCGGTGATTAGCCCCTGTACCGCCATAGCCGCCTTATATGCGTACATAGCAACAACAAGGCCGATAATGGCGGGGTAAAGCATCGTAGCGCCATCAAGAACCAATGACAGTCCAGTTGCAAATACAGGCAAAATCTGCGTGGCTAAAGGCGTCGCTGCACTAACGAGGTCAATTATGAATGTACCGAGCCTGGCAATCGCCTCGCCCAGCCGCTGGATATGAGGGTGCAAGTCCCCGCCTTCGCGCATCCTTATAGCGAGCCTCTCCATCTGGTCTGCACCATGACCAACGGTTCCAGCCAATGGAGCCCTGATAATCTCCCAAATGGTTTTAAGTATATCTTCGCCAGCGTTCCGGCCTCTTCCAAATGCCTGCGCTAGGTCAAGCTGCCTATCCGCCGCCATTCGCGCGGCCACGCCATACTCGAGGGTTCCTTGCCCCGCTTCGAACATGCGCTGCGTAAACTCTTCTGCGCCATCTGCCGTGTTGAGCAGCGCGTCCAACACTGCTCTGGTTGTGCCGTTTGCGCCCCATAGCTCTGACTGGAACTGTACAAGCTCTTGGTCGGTCATTTCACCCATGACAGCTTTTAGCTGATTTAATACCACGTAACCATCGTTCATGTTGCCGTGCATATCAAACAACTCGACACCCATGCCGCGCAACTCCTCAGCCATGAGGGGGGTCACTGTTGCGAGATCTCTAAACACATACGACAGACCACTTGTTGCCGCTGCGCCGTATATACCTTCCTGCTTTAATCTAGCAAGCCACCCGGCAGACTGTTCAAGCTCAATATTCCAACCGTTCATTGTGGGGGCCAGCGCCACTACGTTGTCCTGGATTGTCTGTATCGGCAGATTGGTTTCCCGTGCGATTTGGGCGAATATGTTCATGTACCTGCCGGCGCTATCGACGTCCTTGCCAGCTTTGTCCAAAGACATGCTGAGCAGTGACAATGATGTGTCGAGGTCAGCGCCTGTGGCGTCGGCCAACACCATGCCATACTCAAGTAGCTTGAGCATCTCGGTGGCGTCTCTACCGTATATAGAAATATTCTCCAGAGACGACATCATCTCACGTGCAGAAAAACTCCCTTGCGTGAGAGAAAGGTCGCGCACTCCCTTTTCCAGCCTTGCCATCTCGTCTGTGGTGAAGCCCGTTTGTGCTTGAATCGCGCGCGAAGATGCCTCAAATTCGCCACCTACACGTGTAGCGGCGGCACCAATACCTACGAGGGCACCTACAATAAATGCACCAGCCGTGGCTACAACCCCGGCAACGCCGCCCATTGTGGTTCCAAAGCCTTGTCCGCGGCTCTCGGCTTCTGAGATGCCTTGGTTAAACTCATCAGCTTTAAGGCCGATTGTTCCAAAAACTGAGAATAACTGCATGACAATCGCCCTCTCGCTTAGAATTTTGGGTCAAGAAAAGACCGCAACAAGTCTTCTGCGGTCTCCTTTTTCTTTTCTTTTATCGCCGGGTCCGCAAACAGCGGTTTGTACATCGGCACGCTCTTGGGATTTTTGCGAGTCGGCTGCGCAATCATGTACAGCATGGCTGAGTTGTAGTTGTCTCGGTGTTCTGTTTCTCGTTCCTGCTTGAACTTCTCAATGAGATAGAGGGGCACGGCTTTGCCCTTTAGCCCTCTGGATTCCGCGAGATAACGGACAGTTCGCTCCTTCCCGAGGGCTTTTGCTGTGATAAAAAATTTATCAAGTCCTCGTCCCGGAGGCTTGCTTTGACCTGCGCCGCGACTTCGCGCATAGACAGCTTGCCGACCTCCTCAAGGCTTTCTTGGAAGAACGCCGCCAGAATGCGGTAAATGCCGCTCTTGTACTCGCCCGAGAACAGGCTGATTGTTTCAAGCAGCGTTTGCCCAACTCTGAGGCCGTAGTCAAGCTGTGTCTCTCCCTTTTTGGGCGACATCGAAGTCGAGATGGACATTACCCTCTGATCCGCAAGAATCGGCAGAAGCTCAACGGTTAGCGTTGCCATGACGTCCGTGCAATGGTCCAGAGTCATATCAAGCAGCTTTACCGGCTTTCTCTTTTTGCGAAAAAAAGAAAACATTGTTAGTCCTCCTCCGCTGCAGTGCTGTTAAAGATGCTTGTATCCAAGATGTTGTCTTCGGCGTCTATGGTGACGGATGCGCCCTGGACTGCCCCATTGGTCATGTTTATCATTCTGATGGCACAAGGCGCGTGCTTTGCAGCGCCAAGGGTTTCCGCGCCCAAATAGCCGTTAGCGGCAAAGGGTATATTCCCAGAGTCATCCGGATTGGAGACAATGGCACCATTTGTCCGGCCTAGAGCGTTCAGCAGCGAAATCATGAGATACCCAAACTGATTGATGCGGGCAACCCATGTAGTGTTTTTGACATGGTGATTTGTTTGAAGGCTGGTACCCAGCTTTATCTCCGTTACATCCGAGCTTATTTCTTCAAATTCTGCGGTAGGGAATACAGCCTGCAGCACGTTCTTTTTAACTTCTTTCAGCGTGCCGTCAAAACCGCAGTTCCAGCGCCGACCGACCTCCGACCCGACAAATGGCGCGAAAACATCATCAATGGACGCCGACAGATCATGGCGCACTTGCTCAATGTTGATGTTAATACCGCCGCTTGTTACGCCTAGGCATTGACCATTTTGTATGGCCTTGCCAACCCCCTCGAAAAAGTCCTTACCGGTGTCCAAGCCTTCGTACTCAAAGTCGTTGAGTAAGACACCGGCGCCGATGATAAGGTTCTTAAATGTGTCATTTGTTACTGCGCTTACGTTTTGAATATCCATGCCATTGTCCTCCTATTTTATGTGGCTTTGCACCACGAGATTTACAACCCCTCTCACGATGGTGGGGTCGTCTGGGTCGCCTTGCGGAAAAGAAAAAAACGGGGCTCCCCGTTTAATCCAAATCGTCCCGCTATCGTCATTGAGCCTTAATACAACGCCGCCATGTGGAATTCGTTTCTCTACTTGGCCCAGCACATCGTTAACCAGTCCCATATTGCCGGGGTTCGTTGGAGTTCTGTCCCATATTGTGCCTGTTATCATGTAGTCCTGGCCAAAGTCTGGGCGCTCCATTTTGTAAACTATGTACGGATACGGTGGCGACTCCCATTTGTCTATCCCCGCAGGCACACGAGCATACCCTTCCAAAAACGCCGGGATTGTTGTGCCTGGCAGCCGCGCAGATGCGCCGGGCAAGGTCGGTCGCCCGAAAGTATCCACGAAGGTGTTGTGCCAGAAGTCGCGAAGAGCCAAGGCTAATTGATTCACATAGCATCGACCTCCTCAAACACTTTCAGCATTTTAGGAAACTGCTTTGCGATCCACGACACAAGCTGCTCGTTGCCGTTGTAATCGTCCAACCCAGATTCTGAAAAAAACGCATGAACCAATTCGTGGCGCCTAATGTATTTAAGCCTTTCGCATCTGGACACATCGACATCACCGCCTTGAGCGTACCTGTAAATATCGGATTCTATCAATATTTCCTTTAGATAGTTTCCGCACCACCCGTCTGCGTGTTCAAGCCGCGGGTCTTCCTTTGACGTGGTTTCTATAAAGCTGTACTCTGTGCCCAAAATGTTGACTTTTTTCATGGTGCCTCCCACTTTACGATTCTCCTAAATCCGTCACCGGTGACGGATTTGCTGATTCTACTGCCCCGCGCAAAGCTGCCGACTCTTCGCTCTCGCGGTCGGACACATACGCCTCGTAAGTTTTCAGTTGTGCGCGCGCTCGCCCAGGCGGCTTCAGTGGGTCGCCCACTATACGCACAAATACACCGGTTTCCTCGTCGCGCAGCACATCGCCGCTTGAAAGGCTCTCGTCAACACCGGTAAGGAAGCGCCCAAGCGTCTTTATCCCTTTTGCGCCTGCCTCTGGGCGTTCGGTGGACTGCGATTGAACAAAGAGCCCCTGCACGGAGCGCACATCTGCGAATTTCCGCAAAGGAGCATCGTTCGGAGGCGGGTAGGGGCTGGGAACCAATGCCAAGCCTTGGAGCTGGTGTTGGCGATAATATTTGTCGGGCCTCAACTCTTCCCCTCCTCGGATGTCATATTTTAAGGCTACTGAACATCACAAACGGCGGCAGCTTGTCTTTGAACACTCCGGCCCAGGTCAGCGGCTGACCGTCTTTGCCGGTCGCAGCTGTCCAACTGTACGCCCCGATGACCTTCTCGCTCGACAGCAGGGTCGGAGCCCCCTCGTCCGACAGCATGAAGTCACGAATCTCTGAGCACAAGGCGACGAAGCCGACAGGCAACACAAGACGGTATATTGCCCCTACAAACGCCCTTTTGCCATCAACGGGTGATTCATCGTCCGTGCCGTTTTTCAGCGCGTACAGCGGGGTTTTCGGCGGCTCTGATGTAGCGCCAACGGGTTCGCCTAGCAGGAATATCCCGCTATAGCGTTTTGCGTTGTCGACAAGCAGCACCCAGTCTCCAATAACAAAATCGTCGCTATCAATAACGATGTTGCCGCTATCAATAACAAATTCGCCGCGGGTGGGTACGTCGAGCCACGTATCGGCAACACCTCCGTTGTGCAGGTGCCGGATTACGGTCAGTATGGTTTCGTCGAGTTTCATAATCACACCACCAATGCATTACTCTGCTAGTATCAGCACAAACTGGAACGAGAACCTTGTACCCAACGAGATATTCGGCGCAGTTACAATGAACATTCCTTGACTTGTAATTCTGACAGGTACGTATTTGAAGTCATTTGTCGCCGCGTTATACCCGATTGCGAACTGATCTACTTGCCCAACGAATCGCCCTATCAGCGGGTATTCTGCGGGGTCAAGTATAATAAAATCTTGTCCGGATGAGCCAGCCGTGTTTTGAACTGCAAACCCCCAAAAGGACACAACCGTTATACTTGCATTCAGTTTAACGGCAATAGCATTGACATCTCCGCTAAAAGTCGCATTTGAAAACGGCTTGTTGTACACGCTTGATGACATGGGTGGCATAGAGTTGACTATGTTTTCAAGTTTATTCTCAAGCTGCCATAAAGCGGTTATCTGGTCATCTCGCTGGGAAAGTTCTGCATCCACATAGCCCTTTGTAGCGGGGTGGTTGTCTTGGGCTGGGTCGCCGACGGAGAAAGTGCCGGCAGCGTTGCGCTCGGGTATAGAGAGCGGCGGCGCGGAATTGCTGACGACGTTAACTGTGCCTTGGGTTTGGCCGTCAGGGCTGACAGAGTAAACTCGGAGGCTCCCGCCAGATGTTACTTTGTCCAGCTTGCCGGAATCCAGCTCGGCAAAGTTAGCGTTTATAGCTTCACGCACAACGCGCGCGTTTCTGCCGTTTTCTATGGATTGCATTGCCATCTTAACCACCTACCCAAAAGAGATTGTCGTCCCATACAGCATTGTCAAGCCAGCGATACACCACCCTGTGACGTTCCTCTGCGTCAAGCAAAAAATGTATCTCTGGAGGTGCGACCGCCCCTTTTATGTGGAGCGGTCGACCTACCTGTTGCGATACCGTCTTGTATGGTGTATTTTGGCGTGCCCTTGATACCGTGCGCATGGTTAACCTCCGGTCGTCTGTGCCTGCGTGCCGGTAGTCGCCGGAGTTGAGGCACCGGACTTCGCTGCACCCTTTGGTTTGGCATTCCGTAGCGCTTCAAGTTCGGCTTCGAGGGCCTTCTTGTCATCAAGTACGCGCGCTGCGTCTTTCCGGGTAGCTTCGGACTGCTCCTCAGCAATACGGCGGGCAGCCACAGCCTCATCCGCGATTTTTCTCGCATCGGAGACGGCGGCCTGGGCTTCGCGCAGGGCGGTGGCGTTTTCCTCAGCTAACTTCATCGCATTGAGCCCGGCAACCTCGGCGGCCGACTTAGCTTCGATGACCTCGGCGAGCTCGACTTTAGCGGTGCCCAGCGCACTCAGCGCGTCGGCGAGTTTTTGCTCAATGCTGTCGGAGGCAGGGGTGCTTGTGCCGGTGTTGCTTGTTTCTTCCCCGCCAACCTCTTCGACAGGGATGCCCTTTTCGCGTAGCAGGGTTGCAATTCGCTCGTCATCCGTGTGGGCAACGCCCCGCATGAACTTTAGACCATACCTTGGTCCGTCAATTGAAGCTGGCAATGTAATTTTATACATATCGCTACCTCACTTTGATGTTGCGGAACGCGCCCGCTTTCAGGGAGTTTTTGAGTACCACGCCGGCCACAAGCTCAACGTCGCCTTCCTTGAGAACGCCGGGAGCATTGGGATCCGGCAGGGCAGTCTGAATGACATTGCTGCCAGTTGGCGAAATGCCGTGGAAACCATCTTCGGAGATGGTTGCGGCAAACAGCGACGTTGTCCCGCTAGTAGCGTCAATCGGAATGGTCGGCACGGACGCTGTCCCATTCCAATATTGACGCATGTCAAGAATTGGGATGTTGTTCCAAGCATCAACGGCGCGCCCAAAAGCGTCTTCCATGCGAGTGTAGTAACCAGCGCGACGGGCAACGCCTTTGACTTTATTTGCCAGAACCGTATTTGCAAGAAACGCTGTGGGCGTATCGTCAAGCCCGGAAACAAACTCATCCATCATGTCGAGGAAGCGGTTGTACTCGGAGTCCAGCAGCGTTGAGCTGGAGATGTCGAACGCCGTACCGCCTGCGTTGTACTCCGTGCTGGAGCCTGTCAAGAATACGTCCAGGCCGTCAAACTCATCCGGCCTAAGCGCCCGGTCACCGTTTATCACGGTGTAATGGAACAGGTTGACTGCCCCCTTGATTTTTTCACGCAGCTGGAAGTTCAGCTCGTCAACGGTACCGGCGGTCTTGATGATAACACGGTCGAGCTTAAAGCTGCCGCCAAAAGGCTTGCAGTAGGCGCTCAGTTCCTCGCGGATAGCCTCGTTGTTGGCGTATTCCGTGTTGAGAGCTCTGAACGCCGCTGTGGACGGGGTCTTTAGCTTGACGTACCCGTAGGCCAGCGTAGATCCGCCCGTACCAGGAGAAATGGCGTTGTCAAAAATCAGGTTGTCCAGGAGCCACGAGCCGCGCCGAAATTCGTCAACCACCATCTGGTCGACCTTGTCGGACATGCCGACTTTAGCTTCTGCTAATGTAATCATTTACTGTCATCCTTTCGGTGTGTATTTTTGTGCCAGTGCATCGCGGAGAGTTTTGGGCTGGCCATCATCGCCGCCGCCCCCACCCGCAGGAGGCTTCCCAACATCTGCACCAGCAGCTTGGGTTTTGCCAAAAAAGTCTTTGAAGTCACCCTCGCGGAAATGCTTTAGAACATCTTCAGGGTTCGCGATTTTACCACCCTTGTCACGCTTGACAACAGCCCGGTCGTACTGCTTCAGAGCAATGGGTATCGCGGCCGCGCTCATTCTGATACCGTCCTCTCCAGGGGTTTCAAGCAACTTGGCTATAAGCGTGCGCTCCTCGGCAGCATCCTTTTCGGCAGCAATGCCGTCCTGGGTGGTTTTGTGGGCAGCCTTCTCGGTTTCTAAATCTTTGCCCAACTGCTCTTTGGTTGCAGCATGGGCCTGCTTTTCGGCCTCGAGGTCGGCCTTAACCTTTTCGAGATCGCTGTCTGGCTGTTTCGCCTTTTCAAGGTCAGCCTTTGCAGTCGCCAAATCATCCTTGGCTTTCTGCAAATCGTCCCGCAGCCCTGCAGCCACCCCTTTTTCGCGCTCGATGTCGGCGCCGTTTGCGTCGATGATTTTCTCTACCACCTCGGCATCAATGCCAAGTCCAACCAAAAATTTCCGCGTCATGTCAATCCTCCTAATTTTCGGCATACGCTTTTTTACGTGGTCGCACCACTGCCGGATTTTGTTTTACGCCTTAAATCAAGGCATGGCTTTTTCTTTTACGCCTAAAATGCTAAAAAGGCATGTAAAAAGCCGCTCTCGCGGCTAAAAACCAAGCTTGTTTGTCAGAAGTTCAATTACTCGAAACCCTCTCCCAACATGGTCTTTGCTATTTCCTCAAAATCCTTGCTGTGGTTGTTGCCCGCGTTGAAGATAAAGTTTCCCGGCACAATGCCCCGGCTTGTTCCCACTTCTTGGAATATGCCATAAAACGCCTCAATGCCGAACGCCGTCTCCAGGTTTGGCAAGTCTTCAACGTGGCCAACTGTATCACGCATAAGGCCGGTTTCGATTCTGCCGGATGCAGTTATATACATTTTCGTCAGTTCTGCACCCTTAGCACCCATGGCAGCCACTGCACGTTCGGCATTTTGCTGGAACTGTTTTTGGACGACAGATTTGTTGCTCGTAAATTTAACGCCCATGTCACGCACTCAACCTTTCCACCAAATCTCTGTAGGCCTGTGACTGCCTGCCAACGGCAACCACATACACAACCGTGCAGCGGCAGTTTATCGTTTCTTCCGGCGGGCCGTTCGGGTCGTGTGCGTACATCAGCCCATTGGAAAATGTCGCATCCATTGCAACTGTTTCCATGTGCATAGCTATGTGCTGGTCGCGGGCAGCCGGGTTGTCAAAGTCGCCAGCGTGCACCCAGCGTTTTTTCATCGGAATGCCGAGCTCATAGTGCGCCTGGCAAGCCGCAAGGTAGCGCCCCTGTGAAGCGGCCCGAAGACACTCGGCGCGAGCTATCGTCATAGAGTGACTGCGGCTTGATTCGATAGCTTTGCGAATTGCCGCCGCAATCTGTTGCGCACTCTTACCCTGTGCTGCCCCTTGAACAAGCTCGTTCATTAGTCGCCGGGCAACATCGTCGCCAGCGCTCAGCCGACGCAATGCCCGAAGGAAAAAGTATTTTCCCCTCGCTCTGTCTTGCGAAAGGCAAAACAAAATGTAATCAAACCCGCTACCACCTGCTGACCACTGGGCATCGGATCCACCAGCACCAAAAAGATCAGCGAGCTTCTGTCTGCCATACATGTGCCAAAGAACAACTGCGCCGGCCACGCCCAATTGCGAACTGATATCGTTGGTTTCGCGGTTATAGTTGTCAGCGAAAATATTCAAGCTCTCGCTGACAACCATCTGCCCTACGTTCTCGGCACAACGCCCTAACCTGTCGGAGATATTCCTAGACAGACCGGTTCGCTGGTCAACTGCGTAAAAATGTGCTCGCCATTGAGCTTCTTGCGACGCTTGCGGCAAGTCAGGGTCGGGCGCAAAATCGGCCAACTGCTGTATCGCACGGTGGTTGTGAGCTAAGGCAGATTGGAAAGCTTGATTATATGTAGCCTGCAAGCGGCGGTCGAGGTTGCGCAGACGGTTATTGGTCGCCCTATCCATTGTTCTGTTCGCCAGCCGCCCGAGCTTCAGCCATCTTGCGCTCAATCTCTGCAATAGCGGCCTCGTCATAGGCTAATTGCTCTTTGGCTTTAGCATCGATAATTCCTTGCTGCATATCCGCAGGTATCGCCGGGTTGAGCTTCACTTGGTACTCAAAAGGCAGATCGCTGACACCCTGGGCAAGCATCTGGACAATCTCGAGCTCGTTTACCAGAGTGCGGTGCTTAAAGGCTATCAGTTTGCTTTCCACGCCCGCTACCTTTAGCAGACGACGCACAAACCGGCGTGCCTCAGTTTCTACACCTACCATCTTCTTGTCCTCGCGCTGCATGGCCGCCCGGATTGCCACGGTGGTGACGCCGCCGGACATCAACACATTGGGGTTCATGATGCGCGCATCTCGGAATATAGCGGCCTCTGCTGCATCCATAGCTTCTTTGTGTGATAAGTAAGGGGCTTCGGTTGTGCTTACATCGATCTGGGCATCACCATCCAAGCGGCGGTCGGCAATGATTCTCAGCTTGCGGGCCTTTTCTACTAACTCGGTAAGGTCTTTCGCTTGCCCACCGTAACCGCTTACGCTCCACATAAAACCTTTTTCCATGATAATTTCGTCGCTGTAGACTGTGTTTTTTTCATCATAGAAATTTATGCTGGACTTAACCGGCCCCGTGAGCTCGCTTGTACGCTTGGGGTTTGGATAGTACGGCACCACAGGGAACTCGGCATATTCAGCCCCAGGGGTCTCAGCGGTGGTCTCTACATAGCCTTGGCCACCGACCGGTTTATTGGTGCGATATGAACGTTTTGTCGCCTTTGGGGTGGGGGCTCCCGCTGCATCTACCGGTGTCAACTGGTCTTTACCGTCTTCTTTGCGCCACTCGATAAAGCCGTCCATCTCATAGAGCTGTATCACCATCGGCTTTTTGGGGTCGATCTGCCAAAACCGTATCCCCGCGCGGACTTCACCGTCCCATTCATCAGGCAATGGTATAAAGTCCGTAGCTGGAAACATAATCGGGGCACCGTTGTTGTAAAACACCCAGGAAACGCCGTGGATTGCCGCCATGCGGGCGTACTCGTGGACATCTTCGTCAAAGTTTACGCCTAAAATCTCACGGTCAATATTATCGTCAAGCTGCACGGGGTTATCCCACAGGCGGCTGACCCCGTGGTCTATTATGATTTGGGCAAACGCGCTGTAAATTTTGGCCTTTGGGGTGAGGTCAAGAACATTGCCATCGGCAAGCTCAACTTCAATCTTCAGCTTTGTGAGGTATGGGTTTTTGCCCTCGTAGTAAAGCATGTTTTTTTCGAGCGCCGAAACGTTATGCGCACTTATGGTTTCGATGATGAATTTTTCCAGCTTATTGTCTGAGCGGACCTTTTCTAAATCCTGCACCGTCACCATTTACCGCTCCCACCTTTCTTGCCGGATAACTTCTTCAAGCGCGTACCGGCAGTTTGAAATGCTGTGATCATCCTTGTCAACATAGCCCGAGATAATATTGCCGTCTTTGTCGCGAGGGTGTTCGTAGCTCACAAACTCAACGGCAGCATTTGGGCAGCGTTCTTGGTCAATGATAATTTCAGCGCGGCTGGCAACCCACTTCATGCCGTGCTCAACGCTACCCTTGCCTTTTTTCGCACCCGAAATCCAAAAACCAAGATCTCTAAAGTCTTGAATTGATTTGGGCTCTGCGGAATCCGCGATAATGTGAGTATCTTTCCACTCGTCCCCAATCATTCCAGCGAGCTTCTCGTTGCTTGCCTTTAGAGCAGTAACCTCTCCGAAGATGTACAGCTTCTGGCTCGCGGAGTGGTAGTAATGAGCATTGAAAGCAGCAGGATGCGGGAAATATCCCCAGTCAAGCCCCGGATATACTCTGTCAAATCCCGCTATTTCCTCGTCCGTTATCCTGCGCAGTGTGACGTTTTCAAACACATTGGCACCGGTGCCGGTTGCCTCACCCAGATACTCATGCCTAAAAGCGCGCTCGTTGGTGGCTTTTAGATGCTCCGCCAAGTCAAAAAACGCCGGCCCAAGCCATTCGGGCGGCGCATCGGTATAATAGCTGTGGTGGATAACCCGTTGTGGGTCGTCAACCAGCGCTTCTTTGTTGATATAGTGCTGTTGGCTTATAGGCGTGTTGTACGAGCTGAACGTAAGCCCATCGCTGCCGCCCCGGAACGCCGACTGTAGGATGTTGCGCCATGTCTCCGGCCCGATTTGGTCTTTTTCCTCGCCCCAAACAATACCGATGTATTTGTCTTTGGGCGGTTTGATAGACTTAATCTTGCCGGGGTCGTCTGCGCCACGGAAATAAATAACCTGCCCGGTGTCTTTGCGGGTGATTTGCATGGGGGATACTGTGCAGCGGAACAGCTCGGTCAATCCCAGCTCATCAATTGCCCAGGTGACTTGAGCATAGACAGAATCGCGCAAGGTATCTCTTACCGCACGCACTACCAACCCGCAATATGCCTCGTTGAGCATAATTAGGTCAACCAGCTTCAGCGCACAGTAAGAGCTTTTCAAGCTGCCGCGCCCACCTTTGAAATCATAGCGGGTGTGTCGCCGGGCGTTGATGTCGCGGTCAATGTCGAGGTATGCTTTGCCGATGGATGACGCTGGCAGCCCGCGGTATGTGGCTGCGGTTTCAGCCGTGCCATGCAGAACAGCGTGCTCAGCCTCGTTTTTCGCGCGCTCCAGAGCAAGGCGTTGTCGGTCATACTCTTTGCGGTGCCGATCCATCGGGTAAAGCTCGAAGTAGCGCTCAAGAAAGGCCAGCGACCGATGTTTTTCTGCCAGCTTGATTTTTACGCCCTCGCGGCCCTCGGAAATTTCGGTAATGAGCTGACCGTCGACCATGTTGCTGTCAATTAGTCTAACCTCGTTGATTACCTGGGTGAGCATTTTCTTCTCACCGGTTTTGGGGTGCTCAATCATGACTGGTCGACCATTGTTTAGAACTGGCGCAGTTCGGCTTCCAGACTTTACGAAGTCTTTCATATTGCCAAATGCGATGCGCATGTGAAGCTCAACCACGTCTTCGCCGCATAGTCCGCCAAGAACTGCATTCTTTATTTTTTTGAGTTCGCGAACCTCTTCTTGTATACGGACATTTACCATCAGACGAGGACCGCACCTGTTCGCAGTCTCATACGAGCACCCATACGCTTTGAGGTATGCCAGTGTGGCATTAAAGTTCGTAAGGTAAATGACGCAGAATAGCTTCTGCTTATCCGTCAGCTCATCATTTTCCTCTACTGCATTGGCTACCGCCTCAAATACCGGCGACGGCTCTGCGTGCAGCGTGCGCTTTTGTTTCCGAGCGTTCGGAATTATATCCGAGCGTTCGGTTTGTTTTTTTTTGCCATCCCAATCCTGGTCAGACTTCCACCGACGGACTGTGCCAACAGGTTTGCCCATTGATTGGGCGATGTCAACAAGCTTCTCACCGGCCTTGTATCTTTTCTCGGCGATGAAGCTCTCCGGGCAGCGTGCCCTTGGCACAATCACCACCTCCGAAATAGCCAAAGGCGCAGCCTACTGGCCACGCCTCATAATCTTGGTCTCGTATGTTCCGTGTTCGTGCTGCTGCGGTACCCTGCGGGGGTGACCGGCGGCAATGTCCTCCAGTGCCCGGGCAAGCGTTCTGACCGCTGCCGGCATAACCGCCCGGGTGTAGAACTCCCGCGGCGTCTCCCCGGGGAGTATCGCCACAACCTCCTGCTCGCATATGTCGCCGGTATCTATCCCCGCATCCGGCCAGAACCAAGTCACGCCGGTGTAAGTTTCCCCCAGCTTGAACGCCCACCGGATAGCATCTGCACCCCGGTGCCTGGGCAAGAGCGAGGGATGAAATACCAGCGTGCCCACCCGGGGCAGTTGTATCGCGCCTGGGGTTAGTATTGTTGTCAGCAGCGGGGCGATTGCTATGTCCGCTGAGCGAATATCCAGCTCTAACCAGTGACGATTTGCCACCAGTTCTAAGCAGGCTTGGATTATAGGTTGCGTGGCCGCGTTGTTTGCGCCATAAACGTAGACAGCCAGCTTGTCGGGACAATCACGCCCCAACATACTTAAACCCCTGCACGGCGCGAAAATGACCACCATAGCCCACTCCGGTTATTTTATCTTGTCCCGTGTTCGCCTGCCGGGCGTGCGACTTTGCTATACTGCGTGCGCTGCGGGCTTTGTTATCACCGTACAGTATGGCGCTACTTTGCACCCAGTGCCTACCCCGACGCAGGGCCATACACAGCTGCGGGTGAGATGTGTGGAAAAAGGTTGCATACTTCTTACCTTTGCGACCGTTACCCTCGAGGTGATACTGACACACCCATTCAAGAAAGCGAAAACCCACGCCCGCGCCCTGCCACTCGGGCATTGTGACAAGGCGGGTAGCGCGGTATGCTCTGGCGGTAAAGAGGGGTGACACCGCAAGATGGCAGGCCAGCTCCCCGTCCACCGCGCCGACAAAATACTCTGCGGCTGGCGGCATGGGCAGGTCTAAATAGTAATGCTGCTTAAAGTGCGGCCAGTAACCGCCGTCCGTCTGGAAAACCGTGAGCTCAATTTTCGGCCTTTGTCGAAGCCGCCCGCGCTCGAACTCTTTTGTTCCGGTATCAAACACCCAGTCGGGCTGAACCCAGTCCAAAATATCGTAGTGCGGGGTAAGGAGCACCACCTTTCCAGTTGGATTAGTGCGGCGCCACGCTTTCTGAAAAGCCTGGGAGCCTATTCGGGCAATCTGCCGGTCGACAACGGATGTGAATTCGTCTACCACCACGCGGTCAGACTTCATGCAGATTAGCCGGGCGAGGCCTGCGCGGAACTGCTCACCATTTGAGAGCACATGGAATGGGCGGAGCCAGGCCGGCACATCGCCAAGTCCGACGTTTGCCAGCGCGCCGGTGACATCGTTGAAGTCGCCGTCCGGGGCTATCTCGTCCACGATAGGTCGGTCGTGCGCCCACCCCCAGGCGTAGTCGTGTATCAGGTTCTCCCCGAATATGACCTTGCCTATGGAGGACTTACCGGAACCGCTTGGGCCGACCACAACGCCAATCTGCCAATCACCAGATAGATCCAGCTCAGCGTCAAGATCGAAGTCGCAACCGCTCTCGGCATTGAATAGACTTTTTACCCGGGCAGCGCGGTAGCTGTTGAAGTCGGACGTCCGGTTGCGGATGGCTATTTTCGTAAGCTCGCTCACGTTGCCACCACCTTGCAAGAAAAGCCCTGCTCCACCAGCTGCTCGTATACGGCCTTTTGCTCGTCCTCGTCTTTGCACAGGACAATCACGCCGAACTGCTCTTGGTAGTTAAAGTTGGCCTCTCGGCTAGGGGGATCCTCGTCATCGTCCTCAGCGGGGGTGGGTGGGCCACCCTCATCCCCGGGGGCAAACATCTCTTCCAGCTCCTCGTCGGTAAAGCCGGTCAGTCCGATAAGCATCTCGTCGGCATCTGCCGCCAGTTCATCCAGCAGCGCAGCCAGCTTTTCGTCGTCCCACTCGCCGGAGATTTTGTTGAGGGCAACATTTAGGGCCTTTTCTTGCGCCTCGTCCACGTCGATAACGCTGACGGTCACTTCCTCATACCCGAGGTCGCGCAGCACGGTCAGACGCTGGTGCCCGCCTACGACATTGCCGGTCTGGCGGTTCCATACGATAGGCTCTACCATGCCAAATGTGAGGATGGACTGTTTGATTTGCTCGTACTCAGTGTCGCCCGGCGCCAGCGCTTTGCGTGGGTTGTATGCGGCGGGGTTCAGCTCGTCGAGCTTCATGGTTACTATCTCCACGTTAAAAACTCCTTGTTACATGCTCCGCCCGGTACCGCATTGGCGATATGTAGTACCGGCGGGCACGCCGCGAAAAGGAGTAAAAGCGCAGCGGGTCAGAACCTCCTCCCAAAGAAAATGCCGCCCCCGGCGAAGGGGCGGCGCTATGGCGATTCATAACTTTACAGGTTAGATTATAACACAGTTCGTTTTGACATGGCAATGACACGTTTTTGACATCTTTGCTTTTACCTACGCCGGTTCATACCATCAATGCCGAAAAACAGCGCTGCAAGCCGTTCTAGAGCAATATCTCGGTCGCGATATACGGTCCGAATGTCAACGCTTTCTTGCTCCGAAAGGGCTTGAATTGACATTTCTTCGTCCTCGATGTAAAGTGCGCGGATGATACGAAACCGGCGAATATCTTCTGGTTTCTTGGAAGTTTCGCACATGACCCTGTATATCTTGAGCATTTCGTCTATGTGGGAGACGATAACAGCTGTCCGAGCGGTCGTACGCTTGATGGACTCAATAACCATGCTGTCCATGTCGTCGTATACTTCCATAAGGTCAAGAATATAGATGGCGCTTTCCTTTGTGGGCACGACCTCGTATACGGCATAATTGACATGGGCAACAAAGCTCCGATAGTTATCGAGGAGCAGCCTTGTGTTGCGGAGCCGCCGATCGGCGCGCTGCGCGGTCTCCCTTTTTCTTCTTTCTTCCCACATCTCTATAGCAACCTTCGCGGCCTCTTTCGCCGCGGTCGTCGCAGCAGCCTGCCCGGCAATGCGGACTATCTCTTCGTGTGTGTTCATTTGACACGCCGCCCCCTTTATGGTAAAATGGCCTTGTGTAGGGGCTGTTCTCCGTAAGGGGAGCGGCTTTTCTTTTTGTTCCGTTCTGGGCTATCCCTCTTCTGGCTCTTGATAGTCGTAGCCACCGCCATCTGCTGTATCGTCTTCAGCTGGCGAAAAGTCGACATCTACTACACTGCCCTGCGCGCGGCGTTCAAGCGCCCTTTCAATGCCCTCCGGCGTATTGTGGGTTGGGCACAAATTTACGCCCTCGTCTGTATGGTGCGCGTGGTCTTGGCAAACCGGCAAGCCGCAAGCGTCGCATAGAACAGGGGCGGGCTTTGAACAGACGATGCACGTTTTGGTGGGTGGTAGGAAGGTTGTAGCCCTGGGTGGCGGCTCTTGGTCAAACAGGCTCGTCTGGCCGTCGGAGATGGGGCGCATAACCCACTCGCACAGGTCTTTGTCCCACACAAGCTCATAGTCACCGGAAAGCGTGCCGCTCTTCTCGTCCTTGAGCTGGATGTTTGATGTGACCTTGTGGTCGAACCGGGGGCGGATGATTTCGCGCATGGCACCCTCATACGGCATACTCGGATCTGGAACTTGGTCACGTTGCAGGCCAATATTCAGCTTGATAGTGACCGAGCCGTCCTCGGCCTGTTTTTGCTCCATGCTACCGAGCACCTGCCTAAGTATCTGGTTAAAATCGGTCTTGAGCGCGTTAAACGTGTCGCTGGCGAGGGTAAGTGTAAAGGCGCTATTCTGGCTCATGTTGGGCCTCCTTCGCATTTTGTATGATCACTTCCACCCGGGGGCGGTCGGAGTAGAACTTGCGGACCTGGCTGTCAACGATCTGCGCGTCGTCGCGGTATGCTATGCCGTTGAGACTGTCGGCCACGACCTTCAGTATGTTGTCGGCGTCCGGCTTTTTTGTTGGTCGAACCTCCCCGGCCAGCATGGCCGCCCGCCGCTTTTTGCTGGCGCTGGCTGGGATGGTGTAGTACGCCATCACACGCAGGTCAAGCATTGCATCATCAGGGAAGCGCCGGCTGTGGGCAGCCTGCTGGAACATGGTGCGCACAAGGTTCTCGTACACGACGGTTTTGTCAGGCGTTCGGGCGCGGACGTGGCCACCTATGGTGGAGAACTTGGGGCGGCCTTTGCCGTGGGGTTCGCCGGGCACGGTGAATCTCATGGCGCGACCTCTGTCATCCGCCCAGCCCGCTCCGGGTCAAACTTAAAGTATTGATACCCAGCTGGAGCTTCGTGGTCTACACAACTTTTGCAAAGCGGTTTGTCGTCACAATTAGCACAAAGAGCACATATTGCAATTTCCCCTCTTGCAACTCTCTCGAATGCATGAGAGCGTTCCTTGTAGCCAGCTAACCCGCTAAGACGATGGCGCGCACGCATCGCCAAGTCCTCTAGCAGTGCTTTCGGGGTATCGCCGTCTAGCACTGGTGTCACTGTGATGAGTATTTTTGTTATTTCGTCCAACTCATCCAGCAACCCCAAGACAATCTCCCGGCCTTGTGCGTAGTTGTAAACCAAAGGCTTTTGCTCGGGGAAAAGGGCGCGAATTTCATCAAATTGCTTATAGGCCATATTTACTACCCTCCCTAAAAAATCAAACTTGCCTTATCATCCCACTTGCTGTACAGCTTGCAATCCGGGCGCAGAATCAGATACTTCAGTGATTCTTTGACTTCTTTGCTCATGCAGTCATCATCTAGCACAACAGACATGCCGTGCACTGAGTACCGGGTTTGGCCGAACTCTAAACGCTCCAATGCAACACCGTTTGTTTTGATATAGTTCTTGATTCCATCCACCGTGTCGGCCTTTGCGGCGTTTTCCTCAATCCATTTGTCTTGCGAAGTGTCCTTGCCCTCGCTTTGGTATAATACTCGGAACGTCACTTGGTCGGCGCCGAAGTCCTCCTTGCACCCGAGAAAAATGTGCTTCGTTTCCATTTGGTCAAAGTCACTTGTAAGGTTGATTGATAGCCGCAAATTGAAGTCGTACTTCTTAATCTGATGGCAGAGTGTCGTCAACCGAACCTGTAGCTTTTCGGGCATACCGTTAAACTCTGAGTTTGTAGGCCAGTGGAACGACGAAATCGACAGGCTAATGGTGCTGACTCCAACATGATTGCGCAAAAACCGTAGGTACGGCTCATCCAACAACACGCCAGTCGTTTGCATTTCGATGTTGCGGAACGGGCGCTCGAGCAACATCATAAACAATCCAAAGTCGGTAAGGAATCGTCGGTTCTGCTGTGGCTCGCCGTTGCCGGTCAAAATTGCAGTGTTGCACCCGTTGTCCCGCGCGAACTCAAGCCGCTTTATGTAGTCTTTCAGATAAAGGTCGTAGAACGGCTTGTTGTCGTCCATTTGATTCTTGTAATCTTCGGTGCGCATCCGGCTCACACAGAATTTACACTCATTGATGCATCGCCCGGTGGGTACTACGACCGAAAGGCTTTGTATCCTCATTGCTGTACCTCCACAGCGTCCAAAAACCGAATATCGCCCGGTGCCGGGGTGACGATACTCCCGTCTGGCAGCTCGACAATGGCAATGGTATCAGTCACCCCGCCATTTTCAAACTCTGTGCTGACCTGCCCCCATCCATGGAAATAGCCCATCTCAAAATCGACGACCTTCCAGCCTCCGTCGTAAACTTTGTAGCTGCCCGCTACGGCTCTCATTCTGCTCATTCCCGCTCCTCCCAACTTTCGCAGATGCCGTTATAATCAGTCTCCTCAGCAAAATACGTACTTTCAACATTTGCGCACTCCCAAACTTGCCACCCGCCGCCCGGTTTTCTTGGGCCATCTTTGTCCGGCCTGCGCCAGTAGCAGTTGCCGCAGATTTTTTCTTTAGGCATGGTCAATCTCCTCCAAGCGTTCTCTGAGCCGTTTCAGCTTCTGCTCCTCAAATTGGGCAATTGTGTATGGGCTGAAAATCATCTTCATCTGATCAAGGACTATTTGCACATCGGCGATTTCCTCACAAACATTATCGGCGTAAGTACCGCCGCTGTCGCGCTGGTGCTTACATAGCGCTTTAATAAGCTCGGAACATTCCTCGACCATCATAGTCATCTGAGCGGTTGGGCCGTATGCATCTATGGCCTGCCTCAGAATACGCGCGCGGTCGACTAGCTCGACATCGGTTTCCTCGGGACGCTCAACCCAATCTTCGCAATCCTTGCCACCGCTGCAATGTTCGTTGCCGTCTTCCTTGGTGGCGTACATACAAATCCCCCAGCCACCAACATCTTCATAAGCGAAGTGTAGGCAACTCCCACAGCATTTAGTCGACATACCTACACCCCTCCCTCGTAGCAACCCTCGCAGATATAAAACCGAGCCGATATTCGCCAGGCAGGCTTGCCCTGCACGCTAGTGCCGCACTGCTGGCACTTCTTTTTGTCCCGGACGCTTTCGACAAAAACCTTGTGCACCGGGCGATGCTCCCAAGATGGTGTGGTCAGCTGGGCAGGGTATTCCTGTATCAGCGGTGCGCCCCAAACGCTGGCAAGGTTATCTTTCATAAACACCGGGGTTTCGGTAGCACGGCAGGCGGCGACGATGTTCTCTATCCAGGTACGCTCTGGCGCTACTTTACCCTTGCGGTTACCAGTTTCGGCGCCGATGATAATCCAGTCCGCCTTCTTTTTAAGGCTGCCAGGTAGCTCAAACTCTGCCAGCAGTGGCTCTATGCTCACGAAGGTGTTGTGGTAGTGGTAACCGCTCCACCAGAACATATCCTCCTGCGTTGTTACCGTAGAGCCCAACCAGATGTTAGGCGTTTTGGGGAGGATCTCTTTGCTGGCGAGCTCGGTGTACCGCCCGGGGTTCTTGGTCAAAAACATATAGTTGTGCCACGGTGCCGCCGCGCAAGCCTCAAACACGGCTTTTATCCACTCGTCCGGTACCCACTCCCCGAAAACGTCAGCCATTGAACCGACAAAGATGTTGGCGGGCAGTTTCTTTTCGGCCGGCATACTCAACCGGTACTTGTGGAGCGTAGGCTCGAACCCGGCCGGCAGGGGAATAACTTTGTCAGCACTGTTGCGGAACGGCTGCTCCAGTATGTACAGCCCATCGCCCTGCGTCTGCAACTGAGGTGAAGTCTTGTTGAGCCTTACATCTCCGCAAAACCGCTTGGCCTGCTTGGCGGCGTAGCAGTATGCGCAATCGTGGCGGCAACCGGTGATTGGATTCCATGAGAAGTCGGTCCAGTCAATCTTGCTGCGGTTCATCATTACTGTTTGTTCCTTTCTGCTCACGCTTGCGTTCCCCAACTTTGAGATGCAGGTCGGCGACCGTAACACCAGCCTTGGTAAACTCTACACTCGCACCTATCAATCCGTACTTATTCAGCATAGCAAGCTGGCTGCGCGAGACTAAGATTAGATTAGCCAGCTGGGAATTTAAGCGGTTACCGTCACCGAAAATAACAACGTGGCCTTTTGGAACCGGGCCGTGCGCCTGTTCCCATATGACAACGTGCTTGGCACGCCACGTCTTGGGATCAGCGATTTTTACTTCGACATAGCCATCCACATTGACGCGCTCTGAACCGACTGGCCTATATGTCTGTGGCATCTGTCCAGACTTGAACCACCCTTTTTCAGCACCTGCCGCATAATATCCCCTTTTGCCCTTGTTGTGCGATTGCTGCCCGGGCTTGAAGCGAGTATCGTGACCCGTGCGCACCCCGTGGTTCGACAAAAAGCTCTTAATCTGCGATTGTTTCAGCTCCAGCCCAAACTTGCGATTAAACATCTCGGTCAGCTCCGCCGTACTACTACCCCAAGCCATGCGGTACAGATAAATCCTCTGCTCGGACGTGTACTTATGCCCATTCACGGCCTAATCCTCCAACAAGAGAGGCATTTTCTTTCCAGCATCTGAGTATTCGGTGGATAACTTCACCGCGCTCAGCATGAGAGAACCCCCGGAGATGATTTGTCCGGCCACAGCGGTGATTGCCTTTGTGCGGCTAATTTCTGCTTCAAGCGCATCCCCGGATAAATCTTCGTCTCCCAATCGCTCCAGTTGGGCGAAAAGGTGGTTGTTGAGGTCGGTCAGCTTATTTTTCACGCCGACTCCTCCTCGCTCTCGTTGCCATATGGCGCTTCTTGCACCGGATCCGGGAGCGCCTGCACCGTCTTCTCGCACAAGGCACGTAGCGCGGCCGTCAGCTTGGCGCGAGTGTCCGGGTCGTCCTCCAGCTTCATAAGGCAGCCAATCATGCTATTTATGCACCCTTGGGCGTTCTCATAGTGGGTTTTAAAGATGGTTACCGATTCAGAGGACGCCACTTTCAGTTGCTTCTCTAGTTGGGTGATTCTATCAGCGGCGGCCGCCTGCGCCCGTTCTCGCTCCAGTTTGATATGATCGCGCTCTGCCTGGGCGGCGGCAACATCATGCTCGGCCTTGGTCTTAGCCTCGTCAGCTGCGGCGATCTTTTTCTTGAGCTTCTCCTCGGCTTCCTTTTTGGCGGTCTTGGCGGCCTCTTTGCGGATGGCTTCAAAGGTCTGCTGGTCGGGTTCCTCGGCCGGCACCGGCTCAGCGTTGCGTAGGGTCTCTAGCTCGGCCTCTAGCGCCTGCTTCTCCGCTTGTACGCGTTCTGCTTCGGCAGCGGCTTGGGCGGTGCGGTCGTCGGCCGCGCGCAAGGCAGCGGCACTTTCCTCGGAAATCCTATGAGCCTCAGCAGCGGCAGCTTCAGCGGCGGCCTTGGCTTCGAGGGCTTCGGCCCGTTCACGCACGGCCCGGTCGAGTTCGCGCTTACTCATATCTTGGACGCTCTTCTCCTCTCCGCCCACATCGTGGGTTTCGGAGATAAACTCCTCACGCTCGGCCGGCGGCAGGGCCAAAAGTACAAGAGCCTTTGACGTTCCCAAATCCGTCACCAGTGCGGGATTTGAATATTCCCGGGCTAGGCGCATAAAACGCTGCGCCGTGGCATCGGAAAACTCGATCTTGCCTTCAAGCCATTCCAGCCACTCGCCGTGCTGAAGCTGCTCCTTGGCCTCGTTCAGCCGGTTGCCAATCTCGAGGATAGCTTCGCCGGCCTGCTTTTTGTAAAAATGAATCTCTGCGGTAATAACGCCCAAGTCGCGGTGGTCAGTTATAGCGGCGCCCGTCACAACAGCGGCGGTTGTGTCTGTAAACATTGGTGGTTCCTCCTGTTCAGTAGGTTGGGAAAGTCTTGTGCAACTAAGTGGCCGGTGACCCGGGATGAGCTTGTGATACAACCCACCTACCGCCAGGCAGTAGTGGGTTTGCGGCTCAACAACAATCCGGGTGACGGCTTCGCTCGACCCCTCGAGCCGGTTTATGTATTTGTTGTCGTAGGTGTAGCTATGGTCTTGACAGCCTTCGCACTCGGGGAAAATATGTGGGTTCATGGTGGGATACTCCTTTCTATGCGGATACCTGCACTCGCTGCCGCACTTGTCTCTTGCGAGGCGGCACAGGGTTCCCTTCCTTGTCGCGCTTACTGCCGGCCTTAACCCATTTGAGCCAAGGGTCAAGAATATCGGCATATTTTTCGCGGGGCTTTATTTTTGCGTTCTTGTCGTTGTTGTACCCATGAAGTTGAACCATTTTGTCGCCGTTCATCTCAATGGTCACAAGCGGGGTGCATGGTGCAGACGCAGATCGTAGGAACATAATGGTTAGCTTTCCGTTCATATGTCGCTCGGCGTACCCGCCAACACAGTGCTTGAGAGCTTTCCCTTCGTTGACGATGTCCTCGGAGTCTATGGGCGCCACTATGACGTATTGCTCGCCCGCGAACCCATACCGCGCAGTTACCTGCTCAAGCCGGGCTTTTTCCTTTTCCCCGAGCTCTGCCTTGAGCCGGGCGGCTATGATCGCTGCTGCTGACTTTGCCGCGGCATCATGTTTCTTGCGAATCCCTCTGGGCATTAGCATTAACGGGTTGGTAAGGTCATAGCCTAGAGTTACAGCCGCATCAATATAGTCAATCCAGAGCTGAGAAATATCACGCACCGCCGTGAACTTGCTTTTCTTTCTGCCGTTTTCTGTCTGTGTTTCCCGCAGTATATAGGCATTCCAGCGGCCCGGTTCGATTGTGTAACCCTTCAAACACTTAATCAACGATTTGTCCTTCGTGTATGGCGCGTGTCTCATGGTTTCCTCGACCTCGGAGATGGTACAGCTGATTTTCTTTCGCCGGAACTGCTTGTAATAAGCCAGGGCGGTGAGATTTTTCTCGCCGGCGAGATACTCGCTCATCTCGGCTTTGCTGAGTTGGAACGACGCCAGCGGGTTTTCCTCGCTCCAATTGAATGCTGCGGCATTCTTTTTTCGCCCCTCAACAAAGTCTTTCACAGCACCCTTCATCCCGGTTTTCATGAGCATCTCGACCTGGCGGGGGTAAAAGCAGCAGACTGCAAGAAAGCGCATATAGTGCCCGCTGTGGTCAAAAAAGTCCTCATGCCCGCAGTATTTTAAGGGGCTTTTTTTGATTTCATCAACCCCAACCAACGTGTACCCCATCCCTTCACTGCTGTTGTATGGGAACGGCTCGTAAAACTTTAGCGGCAACTTTTTGGGAGGCTCGGCCATTCTATCCACACTGTAAAAATCGCAACCCCAGCCGTAGCTATTAGCGCATATGGCTTCCCCGGGCTTGAACCGATAAACCTTGTAAAGCTGCCAGCTGGGTCGAGCGGTCAAGCCCCTGTCACTGCCATACTTTTTGGCGGTGTAGTACACCCGGGCCCACAAGGCACCTCTGTGCCACTTTATGGCAACGAACCTCCGGTACGATGCGAGATTGTCGCGCATGCCGGTGCGTCCAAGCTCTTTGACATAAGCTTCTTCCCCACAAAAAGGGCACGGTGTGGAATGGCGCTGATGGTTTGCGGCATTTTCGGCGGATGAGTAGTAGTTACCCCGCCCGTGTGACTCGCCTTGATGGTCCGCAATCATAACCGTGTGTTGGCCATCGGTGTACTCTTTTTTGGGAATAATCTCATGTCGACCGCAGCAGGTAGCCCATATCTCGCGCTTTTTACGATCCCGGAATATGTAGGCGGTGTATTTCGCGTTGATTTCCGCAAGCTCTTTGTCAGACAACGGTGGTGCGGCCTTTGCCAGCCTTTCCGCTTGTTCGCGTTCACTCATGGTAGCTCACCTCACAGAAAGTCCGTCAGGTCGAGTGTGATGCCGACATCCGGCGCTTTCGTGGGTTCTTCGCTGGCCGCGTCATCCGCGCCGCTGTTAACCGAAGCGCAGAGGTCAACGGTCATCTTCATGCGGACGTCGGCGCCCGGGAAATAAAACTGCACAGCTTTTCGATACACGGTGATGTCGGAGATCCCGTTGCCGCACCCACTCATGATGCTTTTTAGACATTCCCCGAGGGATTTGTCCTGCTGAACAACAGCCTGCGCAAACTCTGCGTCTTGTTTGCAAAATTCTATGAGAGCCTCCGCCGTGGGTTTTTTGACAACTTCAACATAGCGGTCGCCCTTGATAAGCGCAAGCTCCTTTTTGATTTTTTCTATTGCTAAGTCTTTCATTCGATTGACCTCCAGATGTTTATAATCGCCGAGAACAGTATCCCGGCCTGCTGGGGTACAACGGCGTTGCCCAGCATTTTTATCTTGTGAGTACGCGCGTCTACGCTTTTGCTCGGGACAACGCGCGGCGGCTCCCAGGGGTATTGCACTTGTCCTCGTCCAGCAGGCCAGCCGGGAAAGTCCACCCGGGCGGGAAACCCATCAGCAGCTCCACCCACTCCGGGCTGAGAACTGAGCCCTTCTCGTAAAGCTCTGTCCTCGAACTGCGACCCGACCCGCATCGGCTGTTCTGGTGGTCCGACGCAACCGGGGTCGCCCAGTTCTCCGCAATATGTACCTGGGTCTGGAGTTTGGTTGATTTCTCCACCGGTCGGCCGCTCGTCTTGGCCGTCATCCCGCAGGCTGCTGCTCCGGGTGTCGGCCACAGGCTCTCCGGGTAGCACTCCGGGTGAACCTGCTCCCGGAGATTGCACGGAGCTTTGCGACCTTTCCGTACCTCCTCGAACTGGCGGCGCATGGCCTCTGGGGAACGCTGAGGCAAGTGGTCCATCGTGTTCGGTGTTGCCCACAGGACTGCCGTCTGCAAGTCTGCCCCGCCCTCGCCATGGTGGCTCGGGCCGGTCGATGTGCTGGCGCGCGGTGTCGGCCATTGAGCCACTGCCCCCGGCAAACCCGGGTTTCCGCTGCTGTCCCGCTGGTTCGGGCTGCCCTTCGCTCCATCCGACGCTCGGATTGTAGGCCACGATGAAGATTCTTTCCCTTTTGTGGGGCGCGCCCACGTCACAGGCACCCCACACACCCCAGCCGACGCTATACCCCAGCGCGGCAATATCGCGCACGACCTCGCCGAAGAACTCGCCTTTCGGACACTCACCGGGGTCGCCTTTGATTTTTTGTGCGGAGATGATTCCGGTTGGGTTCTCTGCCACAACCCATTGCGGTTTAACGTCGCGTATGACCCTGATAAACTCTGGCCACATATTACGGCTGTCACCAGCTGCTCCACGGCGGCCGGCAACGCTGACGGGCTGGCAGGGTGGGCCTCCGAAGATAAGGTCGATGTCCCCGCATCGCTCGTACACTTCTTTCGCTGTGACATCTCGCACATCCTCCCACCGCGGCACACCAGGCCACCAATGCTCTAAAACTTTGTTGCAATGCCTGTCTATTTCGCACTGGCCGACAACATCAACACCTGCGCTCTCAGCGGCAAGATCAAGGCCGCCGCAGCCGGAGAATAAACTCAGCGCCCGCAAGGCTTAAATATCCCCATACTTGTAAATCTCCTCCATCGCGGACATTCGCGCCTCATCCCGAGGGTTTCCCGTGCCAGCTGGGGTCGGTTCATCCTCCCACCGGCGCTGGTTGAGCCACGTCGCAGGGTTTGGAATATACTGACCATCGTCGCGGTTCCACTGCCTGCTTGCCTTATACAACTCCACTGCCTGCAAGATTTTGGTGACAAGGGCCTTGCCGGGTTTGATTTTGTTCCATGCCTTTTGCGCTGCGCCTTTGCCTTGTTTGTTAGGGTACGCTGCCCAAAAGCTGTCGAACGAAGATTCCGCAGGCGAGGATTCCCCGGCGGCATCTCCCCCGCTTGCGGGGGGTAAGGGGGGTAAAGAACTTACGGTAGTGGTATCGGTTATGGTTACGGTTATGGGTTTATCCTCGGTTGAGCCTTGTTCCGGCATAGGTTTAGCGGTGGTTAGGCTATGGTTAACCACCGTTGAACTTCGGTTAACCTCGTCTGTGCAACGCTTCAGCGCCGGGTTGCCGCCTTTGCGCCCGCTCTCTGAGCGCTTGCGTCTTGCTTCATCAAGCCTATCCATAAGAGAGCAGTGGGCCTCTAACAAGGCTTTTGCAAGGCCGTCAAGGACGGGCGCCTCGTCGCCAATGCTTATGCTAATTTGCGCGCGGACGAACTGTGCCAGTTCCTCGTCACTCGCCAGCTTAACGAACGGTAGCAGGTCAGAGTGGATATTGGCTAAGTAACTGGTTTCTAGCGACATCAATACCCACTCCTAACTAATGCTTTGTTTTGTTGAGCTACTCACCCGTGTCCGCCACCTGCGGCTCCGCGACATTGTAATCGTCACCGTTCAAATCCTTGCTGTACGACTCCCCGCTACCAAGTGCCTTGACTGTGAGCCTGGCCTCGGTGGAAAGCAACCCGGCCGCTTTGAATTTTACAACCGAGTACGCGGTGCCTGCTGCGTTTTTCTCGGTGGTCAGCGAGAACTCGGTGACAACATCCTGCGGGGCTTTGCGCTGAACCGCAAGCGACGCCTTGTAGGCTTCCCACGGCCTTATGCTGGTGGGTGGCATGGTCATCACAATTGGGATGCTGCTGCCCTCTACGAGGACGTACAGGCGCCGCATGTTTTTGCAATCTTTTCCTCTGCCGCCTTTCTGGTCAGACCCCCACTGATTGTGCTTACAATCGGCGCAGAGCGTAATCTCCCCGGTGTTGCCATGAACCCCCTGCACACCGTCCGGCGATTGGCAGATGGGAGGGTTGTTGGTGTCGGGGCCACTTTCGCCGTCCTCAAACAGCGCGTTGCTGCTGTGGAAGGTGGCGATAACGCCCCTAAAAGACGGGATGCTGGTGTCCAGATCATCGTCACCAGTGATAATGTCGAAGGCCCGGCCACCGCCAGCAGGAATCTTTGCGCGGTATGTAGGTATCCTGAGCTCGGGATCCTGCTTTTGCTGCTCGAGGAAAAAGCCGTGTGTTTCGACGATGGCCTCCAGGTCAATGTTGACTTCCTGCAGCGCGGCCTTGAATTTGCCAAACAACGTCATACGGTTTTCTGCTGGGGGAGTGGCGTTAGCTAAAAAATTGCTCATTTCTCAAATCTCCTCTATTGTAATTTAATGGAAAATACTCTTACCCCGTCTTTGCGTGGCTTCCAATTGACGACCCACGCTGCACACTCGGCCCGGGTGTTTTCGCCCATGGCAGCCTTAATCTCTTGCATGTGGCGCTCCCGCTCGCACTGGAGCTCGTCAATCTGCTCTTTCAGCGCGGCCGCCTCGATAAAATGCTCTTCAAGGTGGCTTAGGTCAACGCACCCCTCCACGGGGGAGTCGTATATCGCGCTAAGCGCCTTTGTGGTGGCTTCTTTGCCGTCCATCGGGGGTTTGGTGCCGGTAAGTACAAAGTCCTCCCAAAAGGTTGCCACAGCCGCCTGTACGGTGTCCATTTCCGCTTGGTAGTCCTCGCGGTGTATCTCGTAGACATGGAATGTGCCGTCCAAGACCAGTACCGCTAGGTACCACGTATCCCAGCCGGTTACGGCCAGGTAATGCAGGCATTGGGCATGGTACTCCGTCGGGTACTCGTGTTCGGTGAACTCTTCGCGGCGGTATGGTGTGCATGTCTTGCACTCCAGCCCCGCAAGCATCCCGCCGGACTTGGTTTTACTGATACGCCGGTCAATGTGAGCGATGGAATATGGGTAAGCCGGGTTTGTTATGGTCCGGCTATCCCGGCGGACGTGCAAACCGGTAGCTTCGACAAATCGCTCGGCAACATAGTCCTCCAGGTCGCGGCCCGAGTCGGGGACAGGCGGTAGCGCGATCCTCGCCATGAAGACCTGCCTGGGAGGGTAGCGGAAGAGGCGGT